GTCTACAGAATCTGCAGCATTGTTAGCTTTTGCTAGTTTAATTAAAGGGTCTTCTACTATAAGATTAGTAGTGTCTATTGTAGTTGTAGTTCCGTTTACAACAAGACTGTTAGCAATAACAACATCATCTGGTAAGCCGATTGTAAAATTAGTTCCTTCTCCTGCACTACCTGTAACTTCTATTTCGTTTGTAGTTCCTGCTACAGAACCTGCATAATTACCAACAGTCATTGCTCCTAGTTCAATAAAATTATCTAATGACGTTTGACCTGTACCACCTCTAGCTATGCTTAATGTTCCTGTAGTTCCTGCAACTATAGGTAAGCCTGTAGCATCAGATAAGTTAAATGCAGGAGTAGAGTCTGAAGCACCTAAAGTAACACTTACTCCACCATAACTAACACTATCAGAAGCAAGTTTAGCTATAGGTATTTCATCATCATCTATTACAAAATTACCAAAATCTAAATAGTAACTTCCGTGTTGCCCGTCTAATAAATCAGAATCTAATCCACTTGTAGCACCGTCATTAGATGTATCAAAAAATCCTAATGCTCTAATATCTGAGGCTGTTTGGTCTGCGGTAGCATTGCTTTCAACTGAGTCAAGTTTAGTTTCTTGAGCATCAGTCATAAATCTTTTGTTTGAAGCATCAGACATATTTGCTGTGCCAAATGTAGGCGAAGCTCCACTTACTACTGATTGGTCTAATGCTTTTACATCTGCAATACTTGTAAGCTCACTATCCATTAATGCACCAGCAGCTGTTACATTGGCAGTATCTGTTACATCTGCACTTGCTTCTATAGCATTTAGTTTGCTATGGTCTGCATCAGTAAACACATTTGAATCAGTAGCAGCTTCTACTGCTGTTCGTACCTGAGCATTCGATAATTGAGTATTGGTGTCTGTTGATGCTATTGTTATTACGCCACCAGATTCTGATAAAGTAACATTATTACCTTTTTTAAATCTTAAAGTTTCTGAAGCACCTAATGTTTCATTAGCACTATCATCACCATTTGTATCTACTTCTACTGTTCTAAATGCAGATATTTTTGAATCTATCTGTGTTTGTATACTAGATGTTACTCCATCTAAATAATCAAATTCTGTAGCAGTTACGCCTGTTGCGTGTAGAGTATCTAAATAATTTAATTCTACAACACTACCAGTATATCCATCTAATACATTAATCTCAGCTGCTGTAGAGGTGATTGCGGTTTCATTGATTTGCAAAGCTCCATCATCTTTAATGTTTATAGAAGAAGAACTTATCTGTAATACACTAGTTGTACCCTCTCCATCTTCTACATCTCTTAGAGTTCCATCTACTCCAGCATTGCTGTTAGAAACTTGTAGCAAGTCTTTATAAGACTCTGATATTTTTTTACCAGTAAGTGTTGCCATTATCTACCTATGTGAAGTTTGCAGGAACCACACCACGTGTTCCACCTGTTTTATCTCTTCTTCTTGCTCCATATCTTATGACCATCTCTTTATACTCAGCCATAGCTAATTGAGCAGATTGCATTTTAATTGAAGCTAATTCTGCATTATTTGTTCTTGCCGCAGCATCCATTAAAGCTTTAGCTTTTACATAAGCTATAAGTGCTGGTTGCAAAGTATTGTCTATATCAATAGTCCCTGTAATAGATGAAAGCTTGTCGGGCTCTGCGTAGTATGATATTAGAATGCCGTTAGTAATTAAATCTCCCGATGAACCAATGATAGGTGCTTTATATCTACCCTGTCCTGTTTCAGTTGTACCACCATCTCCCTCTGTGGTAGCAATGGCTATCTTGTCACCCTCTATCCACCAAGCAAAGTTTACTGAAGGGTCTTTAAATGTACTGTCTACTGCTGCCATATCTACTCCGTATCTGTTACTTTCACTTCTTGATTTACTAATCTAGGAATCTGAATATACTCTGAATCGCTATTTAAAATACTACATCTAAATACTTTGTTTACAGTAATATCTCTACCGTCATCTAATCCATACCACATTTGTCCATCAATTAAATTTGTCTTAGCATATTCTGTTTTTAGATTATACTGCCCTAAATCTATCAACGCTTCATTGATAAGATTTAATACATAGTTTTCTGATACATCAGGTACTGCCTGTTGCACTCTACTGTGTATTTCTTTTCCACTAAATTCTATTGCTGCCATTATAAGTCCTCATATTTTGTGTTTACATCCTGCCAAAAAGAATTACCATCATTCCAGAATTTGAATTGCTCTAATGTTTCTGTCCAACTAGTAGATGGTGCTATAACCTGCTCACTCCAGGTTGATGATGGAGTTGTTAAAGTTTCTGTCCAGGTAGAGCTTGGGATAATAGTTTGTTCACTCCAAGAAGTAGAAACAACATCTAAGTCTTCTGTCCAAGAACTAGATGGCTCTATTGTTTCTTTGTTCCAGCTTGTAATAACGCTCACTATCTAGCATCCTTTTGTAGCTTTCTTTCTTCTATTTCTTCTATACCTAAAATCTGTAATGCTTCTTTGTATTGAGAATCTACTAATGCATACTGATTGCTATATGATGATGCTAACTCTACATCTTCATCTGCATTTGCATCCGACACTTTTCTTGCCAATGCCTGTCTTGCTGCATATAGCACTACCGCATACTCTGCCTCGTCTGGAAAGTTATCTATATCTGTAGCACCGTGAGCTATTGTTATGCTAGTATCTATGGCAATAAGCCTACTATGATTACTGCTAACCACTGTAGGAAATATATTTAAAACTTTGTCAAAAATAATATACGCTGGGTCACTTGTTCCTGCTGCTTCCATATAATTTGAATCGTTTACCTTACCCATCATAGATGGAGGTAATTTTCTACAAGGCATAGCTATACCACTATTATTTTCATCCCTTCTTAATACGCTTAATATTCTTTTGCCTTCTACATCTACGCTATTTGTAAAATTTTCATTACTAGCAATTCTATCTAATTTATGTATAGGCATAGCATTCAATACTAACCTGGCACCAGCTGTTAGCCAGTCAGATAATGCATCATTCTCTGTAGTTCCAAAACCTGTTATTGCATCTACTTGGTCTTTAAATGATTCAGCCATTATCCTTGTCCTCTATTTCTTTTTTTATAATATTTATTACTCATCTTATTTCCAAATTTAGTTCTATGACTTTGCCCTTGTCTTGTTTTCTTCTTACCGTTAGTATGTCTTTTGACCTGTGGTCCTAGTCCTCTCACTTCTTAATCCTGTCTATGTATGTTTGCAAGTAAGCAGCTTCTTTTTTTCTTCTGGTTCCATATCTATCCCCAAAGTCTTTTAGCTCATCGACAATATCCTCATACCTTCCAACGTTACCTGGATTTTTTGATACTAAATCTAAAAGACCTACAAAGGCAGGAGTCTCTGGGTCATATTCTTCTGTATCTGGGTCATCAATCATAAAGCTTGGACCATACTGATAACCAATAGAACCTACTACCGTTTGTAACTCTGGCGGTAAATCTGCTAAATCTATACCAAAAGTTTTTTCAAAATTAGACCTAAGTGTTTGTGTTGTTTTTCCTTTTATAAAAGCATTCAAAGCATCTGATTCTTCTTGTGTGATAGTTAATGGATTTTGTTGCTCATAATTGTAGGCTTCCATTCCTTGCAATCCATAGTATTGGTCAAACTTATCCAGCAATTCTTGGTTTTCAAATCCTGCAAAATATTTTCTATTTTTTTCTCCTAAATCTACTCCTGTTCCTACAGTAACTCCAGACTTAGAACCTTCAGGGTCAGGTACATTTGCTTCTAATACATTGCCTTCTAACCCACCAATAAGACCATAATCTATTTGTAATTCTTTTGGAGTATCCATTCCTGGTATCATAAAATCTTTTGGACTATCATCAAACAAATCTTTTGCAAATGGTAAAGCTTCGAATTGTTTTCTAAGTAATGCTTTATGCTCTGCACTACCTTCTTTCACAACTCCAGTTCCATAGTTTGTATGCAGGTTGTCACCAGTTCTTCCTCCAGTTAAAGATGCTCCTTCTGGTATTTGTATATTTTTTATATCTTTATACTCTTCAGCTGTCATAGCACCATTCAATAATCTATTCTCATCACTTAACATTTGAGCATATATTTTTTTTACTATGTCATTCATTTTCTTTTTTTTCCATTTTGTTTTCTAGCAAATGTTTTTACGTTTGTTGGCTTACCGCCTACTCCTTGTGGCTTTGCTCTCTTTCTACTAACTGCACTTCTTCTTTGTGATGCTGACATCTTGGCTGCTTTGGCAGAAGGTACACACTTAGGATACTTTCTTTTGCTACCTTTTGCAGATGACCTCCCACATTTTTGGAACTTGCCACCTTTCTTCGGAGCACCAATATCAACCCAGTCCTCACTAAACCATTTTGTTAGACCACCGCCTTTAGCCACTACTTACCCTTTCTATATCCGCCACCTGCTTTTTTATACTCTCTTACTAAGTAAGCATTAGCATAAGCAGAAGGGTAAACTTTAAACTTTCGTTTAGTCTTTGCTTTCATTCTAGCATACAGTTTTTTATTTGTTGGTATATTTTTTGGCATTACTTCTTATACCCTTTTTTTCTCATACTTTTTTTCATAACCTTCTTTTTCATTTTAGGCTTTACAACTTTTTTCTTTTTCTTCATTCCGTACATATTATACTTCCTTCTATTAGACTTTATAGTTTTAGTTTTAATCATTTCCAAATATCATTTGGTCCATTTTCTTTGCTCTATCTTTAGCATTCTTTTTATTAGTTCTCTCAACGTGTTTATCCATACTCATTGTACCAAAATCTATTTGGTCTTTTCTAATAGCAGTTGCCATTGGCGTTTCCCTTATAACAAACTGAGTGCTCCACTTTGAAGGGTGTGCTCTCTTTCCACAAGACGGACAATTAAAGTGCCCTTCTTTATTTGGCTTATCGCAATATTGACAATTCATTTATTATCCAGTTGAAACAATAATATATGCAATTCTAGTTGCGTCTAACTTTACTGACTGAATATCAACAATAGCATTGTTAGTGCTATCTAAAGTTTGAATGTAGTCGTTTATTTCTTTAGCTAAAGAACCTGCTACATCGCTAGCTGCTGGACTAATGTCGTTAATAATTACTTTTGTAATTGTATTATATGCTGCCATTTTATTCTCCTATTAGTTTTAAATTTTTAGGATTTCGGGGTTGTACCTTTTTACGAACAACCCCACAGTATCCAAGACTGTTAATCCTCACGGATTAGTTTATGATATAGTAATGTGTGCTACATCGTGCGCCACAGCTTTTGCAAAGTAATTAATACCATTACAAAAGATTTCTACTTGGTCGCCTAATTGTGCACCACTAATGAATACGATTTCATCAACTGCAGATTCTGCAGAACTACCAGCTCCGCCATCTCCACCTGCAACCATACCAACGATAGTATCTTCGTCAGTATTGTTAGCAATAGTTACTGCGTTAGCAGCTACTGTTGATAAAACGAATTTAGCATTCCAACCAGCACCAGCTGAAGCCGCTAAAGGTAAAGTAATCTCATAGGCAGATGCCTGATTAACTCCGAATACTTTTCCTGAATCAGCTGCAGTTAAAGTTCTAGCTGCTGCAATTTCTTCGTATTTTAGTTTAAAGTCACTTACACCACTGTTCTGTTCTAAATATGATGCTCTAGCCATTTTACACTCCTTCTAAATTAATTAAGTAATGTGATTCTGGTAGACATACTTCTAGTCCAGCTTCAGTAATAATCATATCTTTTCTTAGGTCTTCATCTGCAGCTTGTACATTTGTCATAACCTGAGTATCACGATTGATTCCATTACCTACTAATGGTCTGTAGTATACTTTACTCATATCAGCCATACACATCATACCTGATGAATGCCCTCTAAATAGAGGTTCTTTCACTAAATATACTGAACCGTGAACTGTATTAATCTCCATTAACTGGTGACCGTACTGTCCTGATAGTTCATCCATATTTATTTGGTATTGTGTACTTGCAGTTGATATATCAGAAAATGAACCGTTGCCCATTTTGTTAAAGAAAGAGATAACAGGTAGAGAAGCTAATGCTAATCTTTCGTTACTTCCGCCTCTAGCTGGGTCAAACAGAACTTCAAAGTCTGATAATAGTCTATCATAAGTAAGCTCTGAAGCTTGTGCAGTTCTAAAGTATGCTTTACCTGACTCATAAGATAAGTTAGATGTACCGCCTACTACTGTACTGTTTTTAATGATGTGACCTACTAGACCTTCTGAGTATTGTACTCCGCCTACTTTTGCTTTTTGATTGAAAAGAAATGCTCTTTCCATATCTATTTTGTGTTCTCTCATTTTTTGAGCTAACACTCTTTCAAACTCGTTAGACACTCCACGAAGTTGTGTTGCGTATGCTGTGTTTGAAATCTCAGCAGCTGTTTTGAAAATCTGGGTGTACCCATAATTATCTTCCATACTGTCTGAGAAAACGTCTGGTGCTCCAGAACCTTCTGCGTATGCAGTACCAATGATTTGAGCTCTTTTGTTATCTAAAAGCTTATTAGCATTAGTTGCTGTTGATGATACAGAAATCACTTTACCAGTGAATGTTGTATCTGCTGCATTCTGAACAGGTGCATCCTCTACTCTAACTACGATGTTAGCGTAAGTTGCATCCCCTTCTGAACCGCCAAGTGTTCTAACTGCGAAGACCATTCCTTTAACAAGGAAGTCTACTGCAGCTCCATCTGGTGTATCTACAGTAAAAGATACTGTATCTCCAGAAGACTGTGTTGCACTACTATCTTGATTACCTTTTAAAAGGAACTCTCTACTTGTATAATTAATCTTTGTTCTATCTTCTAAATAACGAAACAAAGAATCATCCGTAGGAAGTTTTGCAGTTTTACTCAAGTAGACGAAGAAAGGACTTTCTTCAGGTGCTAGTTCAGCAATCCTATCAGAAAAGTTATATAATCTTCTTCTATCTGGAGCAACTCCATAATCAGCAGATGTAGTAGCAGCAGTCAAGTTTGTTGATTTTATTTGTCCGCTTATTGCCATTGTATTCTCCTATTTATTTTTGTCTTTTAATTCCTCTACCAATACTACCAGAGGTTGCCGCACTCATTATTGTATCCCACATAGAATCTTGTTCATTCTTCGTAGGAACACTTCCACCTTGTAATACACCAGCTGTTCGTGCTTGATTGCTTGTGTCAGGCTTTTGAATAACAGGTTCTTTATATTCACCTTTATTCATTTTAAATAGCCTAACTAAGTTATCAAGAGGAACGTTATCTTTTGGTTGTTGGGCGAACTGCATAAATTCTTGCACTTCGTTTTTACTCATACCAAAATCTCTCTCTAGTTTATCAACTGTTTTTGTAATGAATTGCTTTTGCTCTTGTCCTCTCATAGCATTGTTTACAGCATTATTTATTCTAGCCTCTTCTTCTTTCACACGAAAGTCGTATGATGGAGAGCCAGGTTTATTGTACGCATCCCACGGATTGAAGTCGTCGTCTTTTAACTGTGCTGTTTCAGTTTTTTTATCCTCACCATTATCACCGACGATACTATCTCTTAAAGTCTCTACGAGGTCAGGTCTCTGCTCTAATAGGTTCACTAATGGCTTATATTGGTCTAAGTGTTTCTTGTCAGTAACAGCCTTGTCATACATAGACTGAAATTTCTTAGCTTCTTTTTGCCAATCCATTGATTCTTGTCCTTCTAAAGTACCTTCTTGTTGAGACTCAGCTTGAACCGTATCCATAGATTCTACAGCTTGAGCATCGGTTGTTGATGTTTCATTATTCATTGTAATCTCCTTCGATGTCTAGTCCTCTTGTTGAGCAGAACCACGCTTGACTTCAGCCTCTACGACTTTCAGTTCTCCACGTAATTTCTCAAGTTCTAGCAACACCTTATCGTTTAGTTTGTTTTTACTAATACGCCTATCGGCAGTGGCGTTAGATTCTATATCACGTAAACGAGTCTTAAATTTCTCAACTTCAGTTCGTTTTCTATCGGATATAGATTCTCTTGTAGCCGTTTGCAGGTCTCCCTGTAAATCTTTAATTGTTTCTGACATACCAGCCATTTGCTGTTCCATAGCTGCTCTTTGATTCATACGACTTAAAATACCTTCTTTATCAAATATGTCTGGGTTTTTCTTTAACACTTCTACTTGGTCTACTAGTCCCATTTGGAATGCTTCCATATACACAGCTAACTCTGCATACTTACTTGCTGGTAATGTAGAGCCTGATTCAATACCAACATCGTGTTGTTCAAGGTTATGCTTGTCTTTTTTTAAATCAAACACAACTCTTGTTTTGTCAGAATATATTTGTGCTAATTGTTCTGTTATATCATTGTTAGGTTGTACTAAACGCATAAGCTTCGGTACGTCATAATGTGTTTTTGCATAGTTGTACATTACCTTTCCAAGTCTTTTAATACTAAATTCTACATCTCTTAACTTAGATTTAGGTCTCTCACTACCTAACGCTATAATTCTTTCTGTTCCTCTTGCAGTTTGTGGTTGGTCTCCAACTCCTTGCATAATCTCTGGAATACCAAAAATAAAGTTGATATAAAACTCACACTGTTGTATCAATCTATAAAACTCTCCAGTCAAAGGTTGCGGTGCTGGGTAGTGTGGCTCACCTTGCGATGAGTCTACTTCTATTACTGCATTTGGATTTGCCCAATCTTTTTCTAATTGTGAAATATTTTCTACACTTCCGATAGGAACCATAAGTTTTAAACCAGCTGATGCTTGGGCGTGAGATAGTGCTAATGACCATAACTTATTCAACAAACGTTGCATTGGTCTTGCTCTGGAGACATCAGAACGAGGATAAGGGGTTTGAGTCCAAACGTTTGCAATAGGCACAATAGGGTAAACATCTGTGTTCAATATTGTTTCATACAACACTACCTCACCTATGCTTGCAATTACTTTAATTCTATTTTGATATACTTGAACTATATCTACCTTACCTTTTTCTACAAGCTCTTTGTTTTGCTCTAAAAATATTCTAAAGTCTGCCTCATCTACAATAAACTCTTTACCATTTTCATTATCCATCAAACGATAGAAAGGAACTTTAACTTTTGTAAATCTTTCTAATATCTGAAAGCGTTTATAGTTTTGTTCTGTGTATCCTCTTACAGTGTCAGGGGTATAAGTATTTAAAGAATTTTTATTTATGTTATCAGGATAGTCCTGTTCATTAGAATATGTAGATATAGTATCTATTAGCGGATTTATCTCTTCTCCAGTTTCTGGGTCTACACTAGAACCTAATTCTGGATACAAGTTTAATACTTGCGTTTCTGTCAGTATAGTAGATAGTATAATATTATCTGCATCTGTAAAAAATCTATCTCTGGATGAAGCTGGGACATAAACTCTGAAAGGGTCAAGATATGAAAATTTTACATCCCCTTTACCAAAGTCAGAGTCGTAGTCGATATACGCATACAAAAATCCAAGCCCTAATACACAATAATCGTGTATAGCTTGTTTTACCTGTGCGTCTCCTTCTGAGTTCTGCCAGGCAAATCCCATTACCTCTCTCCAAAGATAGGCTAATGATGTATCAGAATCCTCCCTTGGTTGCACTGTAAATGCTGGAGGTCTTGATGTTAGCATACTTTTTAATCTCTCAACCGCAGGTGATATTCTATCCATAGGAACATCTGCCTGATTTCTAGCTGATAATTCGTGTGATTCTATTTCTGTAAAATGATTACCTAAGTAAAAGTCTAAGTCTTGTCTCGCATCTGTTTCCCAAGCTTTCCTGTCATTCTTATATCTGTCAAACAACTCTCGGTTTGTTAATGCTCTTTTGTCATATTCCATATTTTTTCCTAGAAAAAGATGTAGTTTATCGTCTGAAATTTACGAAATTTGTACAAGTCGTAGCAAGAAGTATCAATCAATACTACCTGTTATCCAGTTATACACCTTATTTTTCTTTATGTTTACTTGTTTTTCTACTCTATCTTTAAAGTTTTTAGCATCTATAACTGTGCTACTTGGAGCTTTTGCAAAGTAATCTGCATAGTACAATGCATCCATAAGGTCGTCATTCTTTGGCTTAGGATGTTCAAACAGTTCATCCACTATCTCAGTCATATGTTTTTTGATATATAGCTTCTTTGAATTAACGATAGGACCAAGCGTTGTTTCCAATCTATCTTCTTTCTTAATACCATATGGAGGCTTAACCCCTTTGAATATACCAGGCATTAATCTTTTGTCAGCAATGGATATTCTACTAGTCATATCTCGCACCATTTCTTGAGCAGCAACCGTTTCAATGCTAACTCTTCTAACAGGTGAATACTTCTTTGCCATCTTTACAATCTCTTCTGCCATATCAAACGCTGGTATCTTTTCTCTAAAGTAATCAATGATGTATCTATTCTTGTTTGCATCAATACCCATAACCATAATGACTTGATAGTCTGATGTCTTCGTTGCGGTAGCAGCAAGGTCTACTCCAATATATACATTTATCGGTATAGCCTCATCGTTGTCTACTAGATAGCAAAATCTATTTCTTACTTCAAACTTATGATTGTAATACTGCAACCTATCTACTTTGAATGCAGCAGACGCTGAGTCTCTAGCATCATTCATATACTCTTGAGCAAACTTGTTTACCAGACCTGCTTCAATAAATTCTTTTCGTTTGTTTTCTAACTTAGATAAAGGGAACTGGTCTTTCCATAATGGCTTTCCATCTTCAACAGCTCTATGAAAGGTTAAGTCCCAAGGATAGTCTCTATTATTATTCTTTGCTTCATTCCATCCATCAACAATGTTTTGCAAGAATGCGTCATAATGTACAATCGTACCTGTCAGCCATATCCAACCTTCATTGCCTGGCGTTTCTTCCAGTGATGGAAATACAGTAGATACAATCCACTTTTTTAACTCTGCTCTTCTATCTGGTGTCTTGGTATTTAACTCTGATTCAAAGTCATCAAGGATTATACCCGTATATCTTACGCCTACTTCTGCTCTACCACGCAGTCTTTGGGCAGAACCTTTGGCTATGATTCTATCTCCTTTGGGTGTAACAATATCTTTTTCAGTCCATCGCTTACCTACAGAGCCTCCATCCATATTACCAAAGTAATATCTTATGATTTCATTTTCTTCAAAGTGGTGTCGTATATACTTCACGTGGTCTACAGACTGACCCTGTTCTTCTGATACCCAAGCTACAAAGTTTTGTTTATCTTCCTGGGCAAAAAGAAACTTATGCATAATAGCAGCTTTAGATAAAATACTTTTACCCATACCACGAGGTATCACATTACAAATACGTGCTCCTGGTTTATGTTGAATTAGTTTCTTGGCTAAGTCGTGGTGGAACTGAGGGCTTTCAGATTTGTGTAAGAAATCTTGAGGCAAGAATACACGCCCAAAAAAGATTAGGTCTTTATAAGCTTTGGCTAATATCTCATCTCTCTCAGATAATTCTGAGGCAGATGGAATTATATTAATCTTCTTGTTCTCCACTTTCAATCTTCTTTACTCCGCTTAGTTGTAATATTTCATCTTTACTAAATCCAGTAAAGGCTTGACCAAGTAAAAGTTGTTCTGATTTCTTTTCTTTAGGATACATACTTTGTATCTTCATAAAGTTTTCCAAAGCTCTTAGC